GTTGATTACTATGAAATCATCGCAGCTTTCTGTCAGCAAAAATTGGAATTCTATGATGAAGACCATACAAATTGAGGATGGAAAAGGTGGCTTTGTTACACCGCCAATGCATGCAGTTGTGTATAATTTGTCGTCAGCAATCCAAAAGAACGATAAAGGTTCTTGGTATGGCTGGTCAATTACACAAGACCGAATTATGGGACAGGAAGACAAAGGATTGTACAAAAGTGCAAAAGAATTTTCTTCTAGTGTCTCAGACGGAACCGTGCAAGCAAAAGCTGATGTGGAAGAGAAATCGGATAGTACACCGTACTAACCAAAATGGGGGGATCAGAGGATCCCCCCTTTACAAAGAAAAAAGAAATGATAATAGATAAATTCAAATCAATATTTTTAGGACTAGAAATAGCATATGGACAATACCAACCAGGTGAACGTGGCGACAACGGAAAACAAAAAGGCAAAGCTTTTATTGTTCGTGGACAAGTCACAGATGAACTCTGGTCAAACCATCTTGAAGGAAAAG